GCTCGTCGTGGGAGACGAGCTGTTCCTCCTGTAATGCTGGAAGCATTTGCAGGTGGTTTCTCAATACATCCGAAAGGAGGATTGAGCGTATGGATAAAACCATACAAACCAATCTCTGCAAAGGCTTGAGAGCGTGCGGGATACCGAAGAAGCAGTCACACGAAATTCTCAATATCATTGGGAAGTGGTATCGCGAAAGCGGTGCCGAGTGGACCAACTCTCGGATCAAAGACCTTCGTCAATGGTACGAGACCACTCTCGCTGGTGACCCAAAGCCTCCTCGGTGGTTTAGACACACCAAGGAAGGACTCCCTGTAGGGATCTGGAATTGGGTGTTTAACCTGAAGCCTGCCAAGGCGCTAGGCGTCTTGTCGATGAACACTGTGTTCTATGAACACAAGCTCTCAGAGACCCAGAAGGAGAAATTCCTTCATGGACTTGCAGGTAATAATTCCCAAGATCCGGACGACTTGATGAAAGTCTGTAATGCCCGTCTTAGGGTAAGGCTTCCTAAAGTGATGCCGGAAATCCTTTTCCCAACCGTCTTTGATATGAATGGGTCCATACCCATTCATGACGGTCGATCAACGGTGCGACCCGAGTGTAAACTCGGGGAAGCACTAAAGGCGCTTCGATCATCCTGGGACTCTGTGCCTCAGGTGACGTTTGACTTCCTTGATCGTCAAGGGTTGCTGACTTACATGCCTTTGGCAGTAATCGGCAATGAGTACCAACTCGAGTTAAACCGACCACATGATCGATGTGTTGGTAGGGTCAGCGTGCTACAACAGCCTCAACTCAAGGCTAGAATTGTAGGGAATCCTAATAGGATTCTTCAAGTCACGCTTGAGCCTCTCAAAAGTCTCTATATGGAGACTGCGAGAAAACTGCTAACCGATGTTACATTCGACCAGCAATCGGGTGTGACATGGGTCCAGGAGAAACTAAGGCAAGGAATTGAGCTTGCCGGGTCAGATTTGACCTCTGCGTCTGATTTGCTTGATATCAGACTTAGTCTCTACTTAGTGGACTCGACTTTCGGTTTTCCGGAGGTTGAAGGCTACGAAGAATACGAACGCTACTTCTTAGAAGTTAGTCGGTCGTTATGGTGGTGCCCTGGTCTTGACCGTGAGGTCAGATGGCAGCAAGGTGATGTCCTGGGAACTGGTCCATCATTTGGACTGCTGACGCTAACAAATAATGCGGCAGCTATCAATGCCTGGTTTCAGGCTTGTAAAGATGGTGCCATTAACAAAGCGATCCCCTGGAACGATTGTTTCAGAATCGTTGGAGATGACATCGTAATGAGGTCCGAAATCGAACCTTATTATACCAGGATCATCGAGGATCTCGGTGGCGAGATAAACCATTCGAAGACCCTCAAATCCAACAGAGTTGCTGAATTTGCGGGCAGGGTGATTACCTCTGATAGCGTAATGCTAAAGGCTATCAAGTATTCCGAGCCCTCTGATAACTCTTTCATGAGTTACATGGCTCAGCTTGGTGATCAAGCCAAGTATCTGCTCAGACCAAGACAACGCCAGGTATATGACCTTCTTCGTGAGGTCCCTGGTGTTGCTGTGTCGGGACCCTGGATGCCGGATTCCTACGGAATCCCCTTCCAGCCCAGGTACGAATGGTACCTGGAGGAGGTTGAGCCTGCCTTACGGCGAGCTGAACCTGATCTTGACATGGCAGACTACGATATGGTCCTTCTCAAGGCCTATCTTAGCCTGTCAGAGGCCAAGCAAACCAAAGAGATGGATGATTTCCACTCTCGCGAGTTGGAAGTTCCATTCTTTGACGAGGGCTACCTACCCTCGCAAGTGACTCCAACCTTTAAGGTAGGTGGTGATCCAAGGCTTACCAATGGTAAGACACTTCTGGATGTTCTCCATAAGCATCTGGAAGCAATGGACATCACTCCCTTTGAAGATTGGTATCGTGCCCGGTTCCAGACTAGGTGTACCAACAACACCAGTTTGGATGCGAATCACGAGGATGAGAACTCTCTGGAGGTAACATCCCAGGAGTGGGATGCTGCTCTTCCGGAACCGTTAGAGGTTTCCCTCGAACGGATCAGGCGTGAGCTTGATGCCCAGAAGAGAGATCGTGCGCTAATGGAACGCAAGACCTCAAGAGTCCGTTCCCTCGATGATGAGGAGTATGATAGGTAATCATACTTTGGACACGTCTAGGATACGCTCCCAAGCTTAAGCTTGAGATAGCCGCCCTAGTGCGGCGGAGCCAGCCCGAG